CGCTGTTAAAGACAAGAAGAAAGTTGAATTTGCATTACGTACAAAAATTGCTTGTGATAAAAACCACATTAATGGAATCACTACAATGGGTACTATTGTTTCTACAGTACACGGATTCATTAAAGATGATCCGAATGCTATCAAGAAATACAAAGATGCACATTCAGCTGAATGGGCCGATATTTTAGGTCAAGGTACTTATACAGTACAAGAAGACAATAGTGAATGGGACGAAAAAGCACCAACACCTGATTTATTTGAAAACGAAGATTAATATGAAGAAAGACCTCTTAAACCTCCTTAATAACATTCAAGAACACGGGGAAGAAACCCCAACATCAGAGCGATTCCTGCTTATAGATGGACTCAACCTCTTCTTTCGAAATTTTAGTGCAATTAATGCAGTCAATTCAAACGGAGTCCATATTGGGGGTTTAGGAGGATTTTTTCGATCTTTGGGAGCTTTAATTCGCACCATCCAACCTACACAAGTTTATGTGGTGTTTGATGGTGTGGGTTCCTCCAATAACAGGAAAAATATTATTCCTGAATATAAGTCAAATAGAAACATTACTCGAGTAACTAAACATGAATTATTTGATACTTTAGAGGAAGAAGATGATTCTAAAATCGATCAAATTACCCGAATCATCCAGTATTTAAAAACGTTACCTGTTAAAACAGTATCGTTACCTAGAGTAGAGGCAGATGATATTATCGCTTACTTAAGTGATATATTGCCTACAAAACCCGAAGACAGAGTATTCATAGTATCTAGTGATAAAGACTATTTACAATTGGTAACTGAACAAGTAATCGTTTATCGCCCCATTGAAAAAGAATATTACACAACAGATACTGTAAAAGAAAAATTCAATGTACCACCACAAAATTTCTTATTGTATAAGTTATTGATGGGAGATAATTCTGATGGAATTACAGGTATTAAGGGTTTAGGACCTAAAGGTTTATTTAAAAAATTCCCTGAACTATCGACACAGAATCTAACATTAGATGATATAATTGATTTAGCTGAAGCTAGATTAAAAGAACACGTAGTGTATGCAAGAGTATTACATGATGTGGATCTATTAGAGGATAAGTATAGGGTTATGGATTTATCTAATCCTATGATGAGCGATAAAGACAAAATGTTTATAGACAAATTTGTTGAGCGTACTCACCTAAACTTTTTCCCTCACACATTCGTTGAAATGTGTAATGAAGATCAACTTGGAAACTTAATTCGCAATACTGAATTTTGGGTTCAAGATATTTTCAAAGATTTGTTGGCTGACCAACAATAAGTTATTATATTTAAATAAAAATAAATCAGAATAAGATGAAAGTAACAACAAATGAACAAGGGGTAATCCAATTAGAAGAAGTATTTAATGGGATTATTTTAAAAACAAAAGATGGTGAGGAAATGTCCATCTGTATGAGAGATAGTGGATTTGAGTTTAGATATCAAGGAGAACGGTATTTCGCAAAAGAGGGATATGTTGAACCATTTAAAACATCAAGTCGTGGTAATTTATTAGTAGATCAACGACATGAAGAAGAAGATTTGATAGCACCAGGACCAGCACACTTAGCAAGGATGAGTGAAAAAAATAGATATATACCTAAATCAGAATAAGATGATGGACTTCATTAGAATAGTTGTTCTTTGTATGTACATTGGTGCTACTATTTATTATTGGGATGAATATTAACTTTTAAATCAGAATAAGATGAAAGTAGAAACAATTGAAAAAATAGGCATAGTATTAACAGTAACATTTATATGTGCATTTAATATTGCATTAGTTGTTGCAGTGTATTATGGGGTATTATAACATAACCTTTAAATCAGAATAATATGACAGCAGTAGAATGGTTAATAAATGAATGGCTCTATTTAGACCAACAATTTGATATGTGCCTAATAGATAGAAATATTTATTGGGATAAACTTCGACAAATTCAAGAACAAGCCAAAGAAATGGAGAAGGAGCAGATAGTTAGGGCTATTGACAATGTATATTTTGATAAAGATGGTAATGAAATGACAGGAGAAGAATACTATAACACAACCTTTAAATCAGAATAATATGAAAACGTATAAACACAAACCAACAGGAATTATTGGTAAAACAAATGACAAAGATTACTTTTTACATTTTAAACGAGCTCATGGGAATGTTGCAGCGCAAGAATCAATATCATTAGAATTAGTTGAAAATTCAAACGATTGGGAAGAAATAACCCCAATAGAATTACCAACAGAAAAATTACCAACTCCATGGTTCAAAACAGAGGAGATTGAAACTTGGATAGGTGAATCTATAACTACAGAAGGTAAAGAAATTGAAGAACTTAATGGAGGTCATGGAAAACTAATTGTATTACATCAATGCGGTGAAAATAAAGAAGCACTTATCAGTCAGTTAGATACAATGATTTATGGTTTAAAAAATGGATTTGAATATTTTGCCATTTAAATAATCAGAACAATAAAAAATACGACTTATACCATACTACAACATATGTATAACCGATATGGATTATACAAGAATATACAATCAAATTATTGAACGTGCCCAAAACAGAAAACTAGACGGGTATGTTGAAAAACACCATATAGTTCCAAAATGTATAGGTGGTTTAGATATAAAAGAAAATATAGTTGAACTGACCGCTCGTGAACATTTTTTATGTCATATGTTGCTTTGTGAAATGTACCCACAAGAAAATAAACTTAAACATGCTTTGTTTTTGATGGCTATAGGGAAAAATAAGCGAAAAAATACTGAATCTTATAAGATTTCAAGTAAATTATATGAAATATATAGGTTAGAATTTATTAAAACTTTAAAAGGAAAAAAACTTTCTCAAACCCATATTGATAAGATGTCCCAAAATAGAAAAGGAATATATCACTCCATCGAAACTAAAGATAAAATTTCTAAATCTTTACAAGGAAGAGATGTAACATGGGGAGATAAAATTAGTGAAAGTAAAAAAGGAATTTCTCGGGACATAACATGGGGGGATAAAATTAGTGCCTCTAAAATGGGTAAACCAAAAAAAGGAAAAAGTATCCTTCAAATATGTCCTAAAACATTAGAGATTATACAAGAATTTTCTTCTGTTTCGGAAGCAATAAATGTTGTTGGGACAAAAGGTATACCAAATGCTCTCTTAGGATTTAATAAAACTTCTGGAGGTTATATTTGGAAATACAGAGAATAAATATTATATTTATATTAAATAAAAGTTATTAACAATTAAAAAATTAAAGTTTTGACACTCCAATCAATTGACGAATATGGACCATCGTTCCAGATGAAGGTTATCTCTTCACTTTTAACTCATAAAGAATTCCTTCAAAATATTTCAGATGTTTTAAGTGACGAATACTTTTCAAATCCCGCACATAAGTGGATTATAAATGAAATAATCAAATACTATGAGCGTTATCATACAGTTATATCCATGGACATCTTAAAGGTGGAAATGAAAAAATTGGACAATGAAGTACTTAAAGTATCCGTTAAAGAACAATTACGTGAAGCTTATAAAGCTGATATTGAAGATTTAGCTTATGTGCAAGAAGAGTTCTCTACATTCTGTAAAAATCAACAGTTAAAGAAAGCATTATTAAACAGTGTTGACTTGTTAAAAGCAGGCGATTACGACTCAATTAAATATATGATTGAATCAGCAATGAAAGCAGGACAAGATAAAAATATTGGCCACGAATATAAAAAGGATACTGAATCACGTTACCGTGAAGATCATAGAAAAATTGTTCCTACACCATGGACTGAAATTAATGAATTAGTTCAAGGTGGTTTAGGTAACGGAGATTTAGGATTAATTTTTGGTAATCCTGGTGGAGGTAAATCTTGGACACTAGTTGCTTTAGGTGGTTTTGCAGTTCAAATGGGTTATAATGTCATTCACTATACTTTAGAATTAAGTGAAGCTTATACTGGAAGACGATATGACGCTTTCTTTACAGGTACACCTGTTGACCAATTAGAAAAACATAAAGAACACGTAGAAACACTAACAGCAGACCTACCAGGTGAATTGATTATTCGTGAATTTCCTATGGGTAAAACCACAATTAATACCATAGAAGCGCACATAAATAAAGTAAAAGACTTAGGAATTG